CCTTCCGCATACATACGAAATGCTGATGGGTGATACCAAGGCGAATCTTGTCATCACCGATCCGCCGTACAACGTCAATTACGAAGGCTCTGCCGGTAAAATCAAGAACGACAACATGGAGAACGATGCATTCTACGGATTTCTGTTCAATGCATTCGTAAACATGGAACGGTTCATGGCAGACGATGCGTACCGAGTGAGGATTCCTGCTGTAAAATACACAGTATCACCCCGAAATGATTGTGTACTATATATCTCGAACATGACTTGCTATTCTACTGACTTAGAGGTAATATGTGTGTACCGCAAGGGAAACAAACACAGACAGAGAGGTACACACAATGCTTACCACAAGATTTGGAATCGAGATCGAGTTCACCGGCAATCACCGCAGTTACTTCGTAACTGCAAGAAACACGCCGCAAAGACCGCAGCCGCTTTCCTGAACGGCACCTGCGAATACATCGGAACCTACTACCGCACCTACGAAGTTGCACAGGCAGACGGACGCAAGTGGAAGTTCATGAGCGACGGCAGCATCAACACCCAGCGCAAGGAAAACGGCCAGAAGGTCAGAGCGGACAAAGACTACAGCGTCGAGATGGTCAGCCCGATCCTCACCTACCGCGAGGACATCGAAACCCTGCAGGGTCTGGTCAGAGAACTCCGCAAGGCAGGCGGCTTCCCCAACAACTCCTGCGGCATCCACATTCACCTCGACGGTTCCAACCACACGCCGAAGAGCATCCGCAACTTCATCAACATCATCGCAAGCAAGAACGACCTCCTTTACAAGGCTCTCCAGATCAACCCCGAACGCGCAAGATTCTGCAAGAAGATGGACAGCGAGCTGGTCGAGAAGCTGAACAGAGTCAAGAAACTGGATTTTGAGACCATCGAGAACATCTGGTACGACGGTTACTATGGAGCAAGAGACACCCACTACCACGACAGCCGTTACCATTTCGCCAACCTCCACAGCTTTTTCCACGGACACCGCACGGTTGAACTGAGAGGGTTCAACAGCACCCTCCACGCAGGCGAAATCCGGAGCTACATAGTCCTCGCCCTTGCCCTTAACCATCAGGCACTGACACAGCGTTCTGCAAGCACGAAGAAACCGCAGGTCGAGAACGAAAAGTTCGCCATGCGGACATACCTCAACCGGATCGGTTTCATCGGGGACGAATTCAAAAACTGCCGCGAACACCTCACAAAGCACCTTGACGGATCGGCGGCATGGAGATTCGGCACCCCCGCCGCTTGAAGGAACGGCGGCAAGCAGAAAGGCTGACCGAGGGGACAGACCCCGCAAACCCATAAAGGCGGCATGACCGCCCTTGTGGTGGTAGAAGGGTCACGAACCCTCGAACATAGGAGGAAGAAATAATGTATCCCAAAATTTATCTCGCATACGGAAGCAACCTGAACCTCGACCAGATGGCATACCGCTGCCCGACAGCAACGATCCTCGGTACCAGTGAACTGAAGAACTACCGACTGCTTTTCAGAGGCGGACACGGCGGTGCTGTTGCAACCGTAGAGCCATACGAAGGCGGCAGCGTACCGGTTCTGCTGTGGGCAATCACGGCGGCGGACGAGTCGGCACTCGACCGTTACGAAGGCTGGCCGTTCCTTTACCGGAAGGAGAACGTAACGGTCAAACTTGGCAGACGGAAGGTACAGGCGATGGCGTACATCATGAACGACGGCAGACCGCTCGGAATGCCCAGCCCATTCTACTACAAAACCATTCTGGACGGCTACCATGAATGCGAATTCGAGCCGCAGATTCTGAAACAAGGTGTGGCGGATTCAGTGGGGGAAGAGCAGTAAAATCCACAGTTTCCCCTCCGAATGATTGTGTAGTATATATCTCCGATATGACTTGCTATTCTACCGAGTTAGAGGTAATATGTGTGTACCGAAAGGAAAACAACACACAACACGGAGGACAGAATTATGTGGAACGAAGGAACGATCAGAATCGGCAAAAGCATTTTCCATTACTGGGTCAAGCATTACGAGGAAGGTTCCCGGTTCGGCATCGACGAAGGACGGATTTCCAAGCTGATGCTTAAGAGGAACGGCGAAATCGTGTGCAACTACGACAGAGAGTGGGACATCGAACCGGTTGATGCAGACACCGAAACCGCCCTGGCGATCCTGATGAAGGATTACAACTGAAAACAGACAACGGAGCATGAGCCGAGAGGCTCTGTTCCTCGTATACGACGGTCGCACCAAGTATGGTAGCGGCTATTTTTATGCCATTTTGGAGGTGGTGCCTATTCGTAAGCTGAAGAAATACACGCCTACGGAATTCATGGCGGAGGATTCCCACTACGATAAAACCGCTGCGGATTTCGCCGTTACCTTCATCGAAAGCCTGTGCCACACCAAAGGCACATGGGCGAGAAAACCATTTGAATTGATCGACTGGCAGGAGAAAATCATCCGCGATATCTTCGGAACGATCAAGCCGAACGGTTACCGTCAATTCAATACCGCATACATCGAAATTCCGAAGAAACAAGGCAAATCCGAACTCGCCGCCGCTGTCGCATTACTGCTGACCTGCGGTGACGGTGAGGAACGTGCGGAAGTTTATGGCTGTGCCGCTGACCGACAGCAGGCGTCCATTGTCTTCAACGTAGCCGCCGACATGGTTCGGATGTGTCCGGCTCTCTCGAAGCGGGTAAAGATTCTGGAGTCGCAGAAACGGCTGATTTATATCCCGACCGGCAGTATCTATCAAGTGCTTTCCGCTGATGTTGGCAACAAGCACGGCTTTAATACCCACGGCGTAGTGTTCGATGAACTGCACACGCAGCCGAACCGTAAGCTGTTCGATGTCATGACGAAAGGCTCCGGTGATGCACGAATGCAGCCGCTGTATTTTCTGATTACGACAGCGGGTAACGATACGAAGTCTATCTGCTATGAGATTCACCAGAAAGCGAAGGATATCATTGAAGGCAGAAAAATCGACCATACTTTCTATCCCGTGATCTATGGTGCGGACGAATCCGATGACTGGACTGATCCCGAAGTGTGGAAGAAAGCGAACCCTTCCCTCGGCATCACGGTTGGGATCGACAAGGTACGCGATGCCTGTGAGTCCGCAAAGCAGAACCCCGGCGAGGAGAACGCCTTCCGTCAGCTGCGACTCAATCAATGGGTCAAGCAGGCTGTTCGCTGGATGCCGATGGATAAATGGAATCGGTGTTCCTTCGCCGTGAATGAAGACGATCTTGAAGGTCGTGTCTGCTACGGCGGTCTTGACTTGTCCTCCACCACGGACATCACTGCTTTTGTTCTGGTGTTTCCTCCCGCTGACGAGGATGACAAGTACATCATCCTGCCGTACTTCTGGATTCCCGAAGACAATCTGGAACTTCGTGTCCGGCGCGACCATGTTCCGTATGATGTATGGGAACGGCAAGGTTATCTCCAGACTACCGAAGGAAACGTGGTGCATTACGGCTATATCGAAAACTTCATCGAAAAACTTGGTGAACGGTTCAACATCCGTGAGATTGCCTTCGACCGTTGGGGAGCCGTGCAGATGGTGCAGAATCTTGAAGGGATGGGATTCACCGTGGTTCCGTTCGGTCAGGGATTCAAGGATATGTCACCTCCCACGAAGGAATTGATGAAACTGGTACTTGAAGAAAAGATCGCCCACGGCGGCCATCCGGTGCTTCATTGGATGATGGACAATATCTTCATCCGAACCGACCCTGCAGGAAACATCAAACCGGACAAAGAAAAATCCACAGAGAAAATCGACGGTGCCGTTGCCACGATTATGGCGTTGGACCGTGCGATCCGCTGTGGAAATGATACGTCGGAAAGTGTGTATGACTCGCGGGGGATTCTGTTCTTATAATTTATGGAAATTGATGTCCGCTTTCGCCGCCTGCTTCATCTGAAGCTGACGCGGGATGGCGTAGATTTTACCGTTTTTGCGGAAGTTTGCACCCGTCTGCTTGAAATTGAAGTTCACGTTGTATCGCATACACTGTTCTCTCGTCCAGAGAATCCAGTCGTAATCGCAGACCCGTGCCCCATCACCGGATTCCCCGCCGCAGGTGACCGATTCGATCACATTCCCGTAATGGGACAGATACGGCTCAATATTGATCCCTTCAAGCATTGGCTCGTGGATGATGTTCTTATGCCTGATCGGCAGTTCCAGAAAGACCGGCAGACGTTCATCCGCCATTTTCTGATTCTCGCAGGTACAGCAGATGTGGACATTTTCGTAACCGCTGCCCCAGTCCTCCAACAGACTGACATAAAACCGGTCCGGGCGCTTTGTGACAAAGAAGAATTTCAGATCCGACCGTTCACGCATCATGCGCCAAGCGTCAAGCCGCCATTCGTCCGCATCGGGATGGAAGAAGTCAGAAGTAAAGCAGGTGTAGACAAAATCCCCGTCCGGCTGTAGGGTGTAGCTTCCATCGCGTTTTCTGCGTACCGGCAGGTTGAAATTGCTCGTTTTCTCCACCACTGAGGAGTCCTTGCCAAATTCTGCATCGCGGCGGTAGACATAGCAGTTCAGGCATCCGGGACTGATTTTGGTACAGCCGTGCCACAGATTCCAGCTTGACATGGTGGGCTCCTTTCGGTGAGGTTTGAGGATATTATACACCTGATTTCCGAAAAGAACAAGACTTTTCTCGGATATATCCGTTTTACGCCTAATATTCATGTTATTTTAGGGGAATAATACGCCTACCCTATTTACTTTCGCCTAAAACCATAGTATAATTAGGTGTATCAAAACGGAGGTAGGCGTATGAGAGCGTTTGACTATACCACTCTGCAAAACCGGCAGTGGGATTCGGAAATCCTCGGTCTGGTGGCGCAGATTCATGAATACAAAGGACGGCAGGAGATGTATCTCCGTCAGAAACCGGCGGTACTGGATAAACTGGTGGAGATTGCAAAGGTGCAGAGTACCGAGGCATCCAACAAAATCGAAGGGATCGTCACCACAAGCACGCGAATTCAGCAGCTTTGTGCGGAAAAAACGACATCGCGAAACCGTGATGAAGAAGAAATCATGGGTTACCGTGATGTGCTGAACACCATCCATGAGAATTACGAATACATTCCCATCCGTTCTTCCTATATTCTTCAGCTTCACCGTGACCTGTACAAATACTCAGCCAGAGACATCGGCGGCAGATTCAAAAGCACGCAGAATGTAATCGCGGAAACCCGACCGGACGGATCACAGTTCGTTCGATTTACTCCCCTCGATCCGTTTGAAACGCCTGTTGCTATTGATGCGATCTGCGACAGCTTTTGCAAGGTGATCGACTCCTGCGTGATCGACCCGCTTGTGCTGATTCCTGTGTTCATCAACGATTTTCTTTGCATCCATCCGTTCAATGACGGCAACGGACGAATGAGCCGCCTTTTGACCACACTGCTGCTCTATCGCTGCGGATATGTTGTGGGCAGATACATCAGTCTGGAAAACAAGATCGAGAAAACGAAAGCAACGTATTATGATGTACTGGATTCCTGCGGAATAGGATGGCATGAAGGCGAAAACGATCCGACACCTTTCATCAAATATCTGCTCGGCATCATTCTTGTCGTTTATCGTGAGTTCGAAAGCAGAGTCAATCTGGTGGACGATAAGCTGCCTGCCATCGAGATGGTACGGAATGTGATCAGCGAGAAGATCGGCAAGTTCACGAAGAGCGAAATCATGGAACTGGTTCCTTCTGTGGGCAAGGCTTCCGTTGAGAATTCGCTGAAAAAACTCACCGAAGAAGGCTTTATCCTTCGGCACGGCAGCGGTAAGGCTACGTTTTATACACGCAATGACCAATAAGTAAATCATGTGAAGCATCTATCGCAAGGTAGGTGCTTTCTTTATGCCCATTTTCAAGGAGAAAACCCC